AAGAAATTAATTTTTTCATTAAAATGTCTATCGTCATCTAACTGTCATTCAGGAACTCCTGAAATTGTAATAAAAAAACGTGGCGAAGTTATATATAATGAGTGTTCTCCAGCTATGGAAAGAGGTGATATGAATGAGTACCCTGTATTAGAGTTGGATTCTTGTGGTAACGTAATTAAAAAGGGGACTGGAGATGCAACAAATAACGATGAAACAAATAACGATACGCCAACACCAATACAACAGACAATAGTTAAAGGACGTATCCTAACATTACCTCAAGATATTGATGAAACAAAGGAGTATTTTGTTTGTGGTTTTTGGAATAGTACTGATAGACTAACAATTAGAAAAAACGGTACACCAGTTGATTTATATGACAATTGTCAGTTATTTATAAAAAAAGGTGGTGTGACTTTTCGTAACCAAATACAAAAGTATAATGCTCCTACACAGGAGACAACTCTTATAGACGCAATTGTTGGATCAAGAGGTTTAATATATACGGACAAAGCTGGTAATAAAAAATTAATGGATGTAGACCCAGGAACGGTAATTTCAAACGTAGTGAACTATGGTGAACCAAATGCAAACCCAATAACTTTAAAAAACCCTGATGGTCTTATGTCTGGTGATGACAGTGGATCTGGAAAATATCACGTTGCATCAGAATTTGGTAAATATACTCAAGGATTTACTTTATTTTTTAAACCTGGACCAAGTCCAGATGTTTTGGAAGATGAAAAATCAAAAAACATTATAAGGTTCAACTTAGATGATGAAGATATCCAAGTTTTTGAAGACTACTACGTAACTAATAAGTTAGTTGAAAAAACACCTGATGGTATGTATAAAGTTATCGCTAACAAAATAACTTACGCAGCCAAAACATACGTTAAGGGATCTATATTAAAATTGGATCAGGTTTAATACCTTCTAATTTTTCGCTTTTAGGTGTTTGAGGTACTACAATATCTATATTTATGTCCTCAAACAATTTTTTATCATTTTCTGACATTTTACCAAAACTATTGTCCCAAGCTTCCTGACAAATTTTTTTAAATTGAGTATAAGATATTTTAGTCCCGTCAGTGAGCTCAATACTATCGGTTGATTGTGACATAATTTTTAAATCTATAATACTTTGAGAGTACACAGGTAAATACAAGAATAAAAATAGAGCGGATAAAATTAATAAATTTTTCATGTTTTTTATATTTTTTAAGGTTATACTACAAATATAAATATCTTTTATTAAATAAAAAAATTTTTAACTTTTTATTTTTCTTTTTGTTGGTTTTTTTATTTTAACGTCGGTTTTTTTATCCTTATCGTTATATGTTAGAATAAATGTCGACCCCTTTTCAGGGTTGTCAGTTAAAATCTTTTCTGTAATTGCATCATCTACCCACTTTTGAACGGTACGTTTTAATACTCTAGCCCCAAATCTAGTATCGGTACCTATTTCAGTTAAATGTTTTTTCAAGGTACTATCAACTACTACCTGAAACTCTAATTTACCAATTCTTTCATAGAATTTATTAAGTTCCAAATCAACAATTTTTAATAAATCTTCTTCGTTTAAGTCTTTGAAATATACAATGTCGTCAAGTCTATTTATAAATTCGGGTGAAAACTTTTTAAATAATTCTTTTTCTAAAACTGATTTTATTTCATCCTCACGTCTTTCAATTTTTGTGTTTGTGGTAAAACCAACACCAGTACCAAACTCTTGTACAACTCTAGTACCAACATTCGATGTCATTAATATAATACAATTTTTAAAGTTAATTTTTCTTCCGTGTCCATCAGTTAAAAATCCTTCATCTAATATTTGTAAAAAAACGTTAAATATTTCTGGATGAGCTTTTTCAATTTCATCTAAAAGAATAACAGAATATGGTTTGTTTTTAATTTTATTTAAGAACGGAGAACCATCTTCATACCCAACGTAACCTGGTGAGGTACCTGTTAGTTTTGATGTTGCAATCTTATCTGAAAACTCACTCATATCTAATCTGATAAGAGCGTCTTCACTATTAAACATATGTTTTGCCAATTGTTTTGCTAATTCGGTTTTACCAACACCTGAATTACCAACTAATAAACCACTAAAAATTGGTTTTTTAGGGTCACTTAATCCTACTTTATTTCTTTGGATTGATCTTGATATTTTTGATACCGCGTCCTCTTGACCAATTACTTTATTTGATAACGTTTCTTTTAGATTGATTAATTGTTGTGTCTCGTCACTTGTAATTTTGTTAATAGGTATTTTTGTCATCATAGATACCACATCGTATACCACATCATCAGTAACTTCTTGTTTAAATTTATTTCTATTTTTTTCAAAATTTTCTTTTTCTAAATTTAAATCTGATAATATTTTTTTTTCTTTATCTCTAAGATTTGCTGCCTCTTCATATTTTTGTTTATTAATAACCAAAACTTTTTGATCTTTAATTATCTGAGCTTGACGTTTTAAATCTTCAATTATTTCAGGTAATTTAACTTCAACCTGAGAACGAGCACCAACTTCATCTATGATATCAAAAGCCTTGTCAGGAAACTCGCGGTCTGATATATATCTGTCAGCCAATTCAACGCATAGTTTTAAAATTTCATCACTGTAAGATACTTTGTGGTGTTTTTCGTATCTATCTTTTGAGTTTTGTAATATTATTAATGTTTCTTCTTTTGTTGATGCGTCGACAATTACTTTTTGGAACCGTCTTTCTAATGCTCCGTCCTTTTCAATGTTTTTTCTATACTCCTCAAACGTTGTTGCCCCAATACATTGTAGTTCCCCACGAGATAGTGCCGGTTTAAAGATATTAGATGCGTCCATAGACCCAGAAGAGTTTCCAGCACCAATCATTGTATGGATTTCATCTATAAAAATAATGATATCAGGGTTTGAGTATAATTCATCAATAATCACTTTCATTCTTTCCTCAAACTGACCACGATATTTTGTCCCCGCAACAATTGAGGTCATGTCCAAAGAAACAATTCTTTTATTTACTAAATTTTGGGGACAATCACCTTCAAAAATCTTTTTAGCTAATCCTTCAACAATCGCAGTTTTACCACAACCAGGTTCACCTAAAATAATTGGGTTATTTTTCTTACGTCTTGAAAGTATTTGTGCTATTCTATTTATTTCATTATCACGACCAATAACTGGATCTAATTTCCCTTCTTCCGCTAATTTGATTAAATCTCTTGAGAAGTTATCTAAAACGGGGGTTTTTGAGGAATTGTCTTGATTTTTGTTTTTTGATTTTTCTGCTCCATCGTACGAATCTATCATATAAAATTGTTTTTAGAAAATATTAAACATAAGTAGTTGAATAATCAATCTTTTAAGTGTTTTAACTATACAACAATACCACTTATAGTTTTTAACTTATATAATATTTATAGTTATGGAAAATTGGAAAAAATTTGCAAATACTTTGGAGATAACAAAAGATATAGAAGAAACTTATTTTAAAATTAGACAAATATTTCAAAGAGAAGGGTGGATGCAACATGATTTAGAAAAACCACCATACTACCCAAAAGATTTAATGACACTATTTCAAAAATTTTCAACACAAAGATCCGATGTTTTTCAAATAATAAGAGATTACGGTTTTAATGTTGACCATTTAGGTCTTACCGGTTATATTCAGGATAAACTTAGCCTTATCGATAACATAACCCCATTAATCAAAAAAAATACAAATGGCAATTAAAAGAACAACAATAGAAGGAACAAAAATAATTTGTGAAATTGAATCATCAAATTTAGTTAAAACTGAATATGATAGTGAAACTAATAAATTAATGGCAACATTTAAAAACGGAATTATATACGAATACGAAGATGTTCCACACAAAATATATGCACAATTTAGATTGGCAGAATCACAAGGAAAATACTTTAATACTGATATTTCAAAACAGTACAAATACAAAAAAATAGAAGAAACCGAATAACATAGGTATTTATAGGTATGATAAACAATAAAAAAATCATTAGTAGTTTTTATTTACAGGATACTCTAAATCCTCTTATTTGGGAAAAATCAAAAAAAAACACCTATATCCTAAACTCAACAGTTAGGAATAAACTTTTAAATATATCTAATATTTTTTTGGATTATTTAGATGTTAAAATTTTTGTTCAAGATATTATATTAATTGGATCTTTAACTGGATATAATTGGTCTGAATTTTCTGATTTTGATTTACATATTCTTTATGATTTTAATGAAGCTGGAGATAAAAAAGAATTGTATAAAGAACTTTTTAGATTAAAAAAAACAGTATTTAACAGTGCTCACGATATTAAAATAAAAGGTTTTGAAGTTGAGATATTTGTTCAAGATGTTAACGAGCCAGAAAAAAGTGCCGGATCTTATTCAATAATGAATAATGAATGGATAAGGACACCAAAAAAAGATAATTTTAAAATTGATGAAATAAAATTAAAAGAAAAAGTTGAACAATGGATGGAGATCATTGATGGGGTTTTAGAAAACGCTGAAGATGAAAATTTAGAAGATGCTATTCGTTTGGTAAAAAAATATAAAGAAAAATTAAGGAAGTATAGATCTTGTGGTCTTAAAAAAGAAGGTGAGTTTTCTTATGAAAATTTGGTGTTTAAATTTTTAAGAAGAAATGGGTATATTGATAGACTTGATAAGTTTAAAAACAAAATTTCTAATAAAAAATTATCTTTAGAACAAAAAAATTCATAATAAAAATAAAAATACAAAATATCCATATATTTATATAAAAAAATATTATGCCAACAACAGCGTGTACATCTTATTATACCACAAGAATAACCGGTTATTTACCAGGTAGTGGGGACACACTTGGAACTATTGTTACGTACGGAACGCCAACACCAGTATGGTCAGATACAACAGGAGGAACAATAAACCAATGTAATTCAGTTACTATTGGTGGGTTTAATGGATTAAACAATTAAATTAATATAAAAAAACACAAAATGGGAGATTTAAAAGCGTTAGGGAGTGAAAAATTACAAGGTACCGATAAACTTAGACGTATTATGGAAATTGCTCGATACAATGAAACGCCAAAACAAAACATAAACAATTTGCAGACAACCAACTACACGGTTCAATTATCCGATGGATTTACGTACGGAATTGTAAAAGAAAAATCAGGATATATAATTAAAAAAGGAATTAATGAATCTAGTTTAGGTTATTCAGAACCAATGCAACAAAGAAAGTACTTCAAGTCGTATTCTGAAGCAATTAAAAAACTTAACTTATCTGCGGTTGAGATAAATCGTGTTAATAACCATTTATCTGAAATTAAATTGTTAGGGGAACAACCTGAATTAAAAAAAAAGTTTGTACTAAAAACTCCTAAATCGACTACACCAGCACCTGAAGGAGATATTCCACCACCTGAAGCAGCACCTGAAGGAGATATTCCACCACCTGAAGCAGCACCTGAAGGAGATATTCCACCACCTGAAGCAGCACCTGAAGGGGATATTCCACCACCAGTTGAAGATGATATGGATGATCTACCTGAGGACATGCCTGAAGACGATGATGATGAAAAAGAAATACCAGCATTAAAGTCAATACAAAGATTAACTGGAAAGTTAAGTCAAAAAATTAGAGCGTTTGATAAAGAAAAGGGATTGGATTCACAAGACATAAAATATGTTATGAATTCTATTATTTCCGCAATGGATTTAGATAATTTAGACGAAGACGATAAAGATGATATATTATCTAAGTTTGATGATGAAGATGATTATGGTGACGACGAGTATGGTGATTTAAATATATCTAACGATGATGAGGATTTATCTGGTGAAGAACTTGAAGATCCTGAGTTAGGTGGAGAAGATATTGAATCTCCCGAGTTAGGTGGAGAAGAAGTTAATCCAGTTGAAGAACCTAAAGAAGGGTACCAAAACATGATGGACTCAATATTTTCAGAATCTAGAGTTGAAAATGTTTTATCTAATTACTTTAATATTACTCCAAGTGAGAAATTAATTTTAGATAAAAAAAGAAAAAAAACATATATTAATGAAAAATTAAATAATGTTAAACAAAAAAAAGAAATTATAATTATGAGTGAAACCATTAACCAACGGGTTAGTGCTAATAAAATTTTGAATGAGTATGAAAACTCAAAATTAGTTGGAAAAACAAATAAAAATAATTTAATATTTTTAATTAACGGAGAACAAGTTAAAGTAACACCAAGCGGTAGAATTTTATGATTTTAGTTTTTATAAATGAATTAGGTCCTAATTTTAAAGGTCATAATATATACGAGTTTATATTTTCTGATTTTGATGATGTTTATGGAGATAATTGGGATAGTGAACCAGCAAATGGTAACCCATCACCACCATTAGTTGAATTTATTAAAAAGGTTGGTGTTTTAAAACACTCTAAAATTGAGTTTGAACTAATACAAAATTCAGATTTTTTTAGTATGTATGACTCTATCGATGGAATAATATCTTTAGGTTGGGAAAAACCTGAAACACATGAAGGTAAAAGATTAGTGTTTAGTTACGGTGAAACACTTGAATCGGTTGAAAATAAATTATACGAAAAAGATATCGTATTAAAATGGGAAAAAAACTTAGTACAAGATGAAACATATGAATCCTAAATTAACAAGACTTCTTTTTGAAGGGTTTTCTATTAACACATTAGAAAATTTAAATAATGATCAATTAACCGTTTTATATGAGAGAGTTAAAAAATCAAAAAAAGAAACTAAAGAAGAAACAACAACAACTGTAAAAAAATATAACTTAGGTGATAAAGGCGATAAAGATAAATTTTTAGATGCGACTAAAACCGTTGTTGATAAAAATAAAGTTAATTTTGATCCAGAAAGTGATACGGCGACAGTTGGTGAAAGGGAAATGACAGAAAAGTCTAATTATAGAAAAAATACAAAAGGAACTAAATTAAAATCTATTACACCTAAAAAAAATACAAGATTACCTATATATGGTGGTAAATACGATAATAGAAAAGATTCTGTTAGTTTAGAAGAAAACATTTTAAATTTAATTCAAAAACACATGCCACCACATTTAACAAAAAGTGAGTTACTGTCAGCGATTAAAAGAAAAAAATAAAAATGAATGTCGTTATCAAAAGAACAAGTATTATTAGAATACGCTAAGTGTTATAACGATACACCATACGCACTTAAAACCTACCTACAAACTTACGATAACACTCAATCTAAGTACGTCCCATTAGAATTATTTAATGATCAAATAAGTTTAGTTAAAGATTATGATACGTCTGAAGAAAATATTGCGTTAAAGTACCGACAAGCTGGAGTATCTACAGTTACATCCGCTTGGGCGTCAAAACGATTAGTCTTTGCAAGAAAAGAAAAACCAGAAAAAATTCTAATAATCGCAAATAAAATGGATACTGCGGTTGAAATGGCAAATAAAGTTAGGGCGTTTGTTGACCAATGGCCAAGTTGGTTGGGTGTTACATTTTCTATTGAAAAAAACTCACAGAGACATTTTAAATTAACAAATGGTTGTGAAGTAAAGGCTGTGGCAACATCAAAGGATGCTTTAAGAGGATATACGCCAACAATACTTATATTTGATGAGGCGGCTTATATAAATGCTGATGAAGATTTTTGGTCAGCTTGTATGGCCTCACTATCAACAGGTGGAAAAGTTATAGTAATATCAACACCTAACGGATTTGACCCAATATATTACAGTATATATACCCAAGCAATAAAAGGTATGAATGATTTTACAATAACTGAAATGTATTGGTATAGGGATCCTAGATACTCTAAAGATTTAAAACTAATTAAGTGTGATGATATTATTCATTATATGTTAAATCGTAATGACTATAACGATAATGAAATAATAATTGATTACTCGGATATAAAAATTAACGATAGAAACTTAATTGAAATTAAAGAAAAGTTAGAAAACGGATATAAGGCCTATAGTTCTTGGTTTGAGTCTATGTCAAAAAAATTAAAATTTGATAAAAGAAAAATATCACAAGAATTAGAATGTAATTTTTTGGGTTCTGGAGATAGTGTAATTCCTCCAGAAACAATGAAAAAAATAAAAAATAAACATATTGAAGAACCTATAAATAAATTTATGGGTGGGGCAATTTGGCAATGGAAAGAACCAATAGTTGGTCATAAATATATTATGGGTGTTGATGTTTCTAGAGGGGATAGTGAAGATTTTAGTACGATATCTATTATTGACTTTGATAGTAGAGAACAGGTTTTAGAATATTTAGGTAAAGTTCCTCCAGATATATTAGCTGAAATAGCTTTTAAATGGGGAACAATGTATGAGTCATTTATTGTTATTGACATAACTGGAGGTATGGGGGTTTCTACTTCTAGAAAACTTCAAGAATTGGGGTATAAAAATCTTTATGTTGACGGAATAAATCCTGCGGATAAGTGGAAATGGGATCCTAAAATGCAAGATAAAATTCCTGGAATTAATTTTAATTCTAAACGAGTTTTAATAATACAAGCTCTTGAGGAGGCGTTAAGGTTTGACTTCTCTTTAAAGTCACAAAGACTATTTAACGAATTAAATACGTTTGTTTATGTTAGTGGTAGACCTGACCACCAAAAAGGTCAACATGATGATTTAATAATGGCATTTGCTATGGCAATATATGTTGGTGAATCGTCATTTGCTCAATTAGAAAAAGTTACGGAACAAACAAAAGCTATGTTAGATTCTTGGACAACAGAAAAAACAGAATATAAAGATTCCTCAGCAAACTATAACCCAAATATTCCATCAAATATTGATAATCATTTTTACCTTGGTAAAAATGATGCTACTAAAAGTGATTATCAAAAATATTTATGGTTATTTGGAAATAAAAGGGTTTAATTTAAACTCTATATAACTATTTTTTAAATAAAAAAACTATGGCACAAGAAAAATTAACCATTTGGCAAAGATTAGGTAAAGCGTTTGGTCCTAACTCGCAATTAGACCAACAATCACCAGTATTTAAATTTGATAAAAAAGAATTATTAAAAACAACCGATAAGGCAGAATACGAAAAAGAAAAACTACAAGCTCAACAAACAGTATATATTGGAAAACAATGGCAAAAAGTAGAAAGTAATTTATACCAACAAGCAGTTTTTTATGAGCCAACAAGGTTAGCATCATATTATGATTATGAGAGTATGGAGTACACACCAGAGATATCCGCAGCTCTTGATATATATGCTGAAGAATCTACCACAGCAGATCAAGATGGACAGATATTACAAATATATTCTGAATCAAAAAGAATTAAATCAGTATTATTTGATTTGTTTACAAATAAATTGGATATAAATACAAATTTACCAATGTGGACAAGAAACACCTGTAAGTATGGTGATAATTTTATTTATTTAAAATTAGACCCATCAAAAGGAATTGTCGGTTGCCAACAGATGCCAAATATTCAAATTGAAAGATTAGAAAAAGGTATGAAATTTCATCCTGATAAATATTCCCAAGAAGTTGAAAACGATGCCTTAAAGTTTACATGGAAAGAAAAAAATATGGAGTTTAATACTTGGGAAGTAGGTCATTTTAGAATATTAGGTGATGATAGAAAATTACCGTATGGTACTTCTATGTTAGAAAAGGCTAGACGTATATGGAAACAACTACTACTTTGTGAGGATGCTATGTTAATATACCGAGTTTCAAGAGCACCTGAAAGAAGAGTTTTTAAAGTTTTTGTTGGTAATATGGACGATAAAGATGTTGATCCTTACGTACAAAGAGTTGCTAATAAATTTAAAAGAGATCAGATATCTGATCCTGCAACAGGAAATGTAGATATGAGATATAATCAAATGGCCGTAGATCAAGATTATTTTATTCCCGTTAGAGATACCACGGCAACTAGTCCAATAGAAACATTGGCTGGTGCCACCAACCTATCTGAAATTGCTGACATTGAATACATTCAAAAAAAATTAGTTACAGCGTTAAGAATACCAAAAGCGTATTTAGGTTTTGAAGAGGCGGTTGGTGACGGTAAAAACTTATCCGTACTAGATATCAGATTTGCAAGAACAATAAATAGAATTCAAAAATCTATGATTTCAGAATTAAATAAAATTGCTATTGTTCATTTATTTTTATTAGGTTTTGAGGATGAACTAACAAACTTTACATTAGGACTTAATAATCCATCAAAACAGTCTGATTTATTAGGTATTGAATTGTGGAAAGAAAAAATATTATTATATAAAGATGCGGTTTCAGAAATACCAAATAGTGTATCACCAGTATCTGCTTCTTGGGCTAAAAAACATATATTAGGGTTTTC